CGTGGGATACTTCCCCACCCTCTCCCAGAGACTGCTTCGATGATGCGAACACGTATTATGATACGATGCTCGCTCTCAAGAAGATATCTGCTGATGATATTCGACCAGTTGTTAGAAAGATTGGGTGGGCGTCCGCAACCATCTATGACATGTATCGTCATGATGTAAATCGTAATAATTTATCTAAGCCATCAAACAAAACAAGTTTGTATGCGTCTAACTATTATGTTGTAAACAGTGAGTTCCGTGTTTACATCTGCCTTAACAATGGTATTGACCCAGAGAACCCAAACGGCAGACCTTCTTTGGACGAACCTCTCTTTACTGACCTAGAACCAAGAGCTGCAGGTACTAGTGGTGATGGTTATATTTGGAAATATCTTTATACTATTAGTCCTAGTGATGTTATTAAATTTGACTCTTTGAATTTTATTCCACTCCCTGTTGATTGGGAGACTAATGCAGTCTATCAAACAGTTAGAAATAATGCAATTACTAGTGGACAGTTAAAGACTGTCACTATTACAAACAGAGGATTCCTTGTTGGACCTCCAAATATCACATACTCTAGAGTTCCTATCAGAGGAGATGGAACTGGTGCAGAGTGTACGATTGTTGTTAACAATGACTCAAAAGTAGAGTCAATTACCGTATCTAATGGTGGTAGTGGATACACTTACGGAAGTGTTGACTTGGTTGGAGGTAATGTTCCTACTGGATCAACAACACCAACTTTTGATGTTATTATTCCACCTCCAGGTGGTCACGGAGCTGACGTTTATTCGGAACTTGGGTCCACTAACGTTCTGATTTACTCCAGAATTGAGAATGATGAGCAAAATCCAGACTTTGTTACTGGAGCAGCTGTTGCAAGAATTGGTATTGTAGAAAATCCAAAAGGATTCCAATCCAATACAATTTTGACTGATGATAGAGCAAGTGGTCTTTATGGATTGGTGTTAAAAGGTCAAGCACCAAATCAAGATGACTTTAAAACAACTACATTTGAACCAAATACCGTTATCACCCAAACTGTAGGAACTGGTGTTACTGCTGTAGGTAGAGTTATCTCATATAACGCACAAACAGGCGTTTTAAGATACTGGCAAGATAGATCTCTTGTTGGATTTAACACTGATGGTACTCAGAGAAGTAATCCAGAGTATGGATTCTCTCAAAACAATTTTACATCCACTCTTCAAACTGGAGGTTCTCTAAAGATTGTAGGTGGAAGTAAGGAATTGTTTATTGATGAAGGGTTCGGAACTGATACCAATCCAGGTATTAGTACCGTCATAAATAATAAGACATACTACCTGGGACAGACTTATATTAAGGGTGTAGCAAGTCCAGAAGTTGAAAAATACTCTGGAACAATACTTTACGTAGATAATAGACCCTCGATTACTAGGTCAGTAAACCAAAGAGAAGATATCAAAGTTATTTTGCAATTCTAAAGGATTATGCCACAAGAAACTAATCTCAACGTATCTCCTTATTTTGACGACTTTGATCCAGCGAAGAATTACTACCGAGTATTATTCAAGCCAGGTCTGCCAGTTCAAGCAAGGGAGTTAACGTCACTCCAAGCCGTCCTTCAAGATCAAGTTGAACAAATCGGAACCCACTTATTCAAGGAGGGTTCTATTGTCATACCTGGTCAGATTAACTACAATAATACACTTTTTGCAGTTGAAGTTGAACCAGAGTACCTCGGTATTCCTATTGATAGTTATGCTGACGAGCTGGTCAACGTCTATATTAGAGGTCAAAACTCTAATGTACTTGCAAAAATTGTTTTTTATGAGGGAACAGCAGCATCTGAACGTGGATATTACACGTTCTTTGTAAGTTATGTTGGTGCTGGTAATGAGGGTAAAGATACTTTTGATGATGATGAGACTCTCCTTTTAGAAGATAATCTTTCAACTGATGTAGTAAACTTCCAGAGCGGTCAAGGATTTGCAAACACTGCACCAATCAACTCAACATCTATTGGTTCTGCAGTATTTTTAACAGAAGGTGTATACTTTCTGCGTGGAACTTTTGTGAAGGTTCCTGGTCAGACTCTTGTTCTCGATGCACATAAATCTGACCCATCCTATAGAGTTGGTCTTGAGATTTTTGAAGAGGTTATTTCTTCTGGACAAGATAATACCCTTACTGACAATGCAAAGGGATTTAATAACTATGCTGCACCTGGTGCAGATAGACTAAAAATTAGTGCTGTACTTTCTAAGAAACCACTAGAGTCTGATAAAAGTGAAAACTTTGTTCAGTTGATGCTCATCAGAGATGGTAGTTTACAGCATATTCAAGATAGAACACAATATAATGAGTTAGCAGAAGAGCTGGCAAGAAGAACCTACGATCAGTCTGGTGACTTTTATGTAAAACCATTCTCTATTCATGCTAGAGAATCTCTTGATGATCGTAAAGGTAATAATGGTATCTTTACAAAAGACCAATTAACATACAACAATAATATTCCTAGCGAAGATCTTGGTACATACAAGATCTCTCCAGGTAAAGCATTTATTCGTGGTTTTGAAGTAGATTCTGGAACAGTTCATTATCTGGATTTTGAAAAGACTAGAACTGTCAAAACATTAAAGGACCAAGCAGTTAATTATTTTACTGGTCCAACTTTAACACTGAATAGAACTTTCGGTGCTCCTAGAATTGGATTCAGTACTTCTTCAACTATTAGTCTTAGAGATTCTAGAATTGGTGTCACAAGTACAACACCTGCAGGTAAAGAGATTGGTCTTGCCCGCGTATATGACCATGCATTAGAATCTGGATCATATTCTAGTGTAGCATCTGATATTAATGAGTGGGATATTACTCTGTATGATATCCAACCATATACTGAGATTAGCATTAATCAGTCAACTACACTGAATGTACCAACTTATATTGAAGGTAAGTCTAGTGGTGCAACAGCACACTTGCGTTTTAATAGCACTACTGGTATTGTAACCGCTTATGGGACAAAGGGTTCTTTCCTTAAGGGAGAGAAGTTGGTATTTAATGGTGTTGATGATGGAAGGATCTCAACAGCAGTTACAGAATATAGTGTTGCTGATGTAAAATCTCTGTACAGTAGCGTTGGTGCTGGTCAGACCTTTAACAGCGATGTTAAGCAATATGCTAAAGCCGAATTTAGTGGAATCACTATTTCTCCTAAGTCGGGATCTGCACCAGGAATCTCTACAGTAACATCTTCTGAGCAATTGTTCACTAATGTTGTAAAAATTGGAGATCTGGTATCATTTACTAATAGTCTTCTTGGAAGTACATCGGTTAAGACTTATGCGAAAGTTGACAGTATTACTGATTCTAATAATATTATCATTTCTGGCATTACTACAGTACCACTTATTAATGACGGCGGTTTGCCAACCGCAAGCATTAATCCCTCAGATTTTAAGATCCTCGGATCAAGATTCCAATCCTCAACCGACAATACTTTATACACTCCTCTGCCAAAACAGTTCGTCTCCACAGTAGACCTTACAAAATCAACAATCTCTATTAAGAGAGAGTTTAACGTAACAATTACTGCTAACGCAACTAATACCATTCAAGCAGGAGAGAATGAGACATTCCTCCCCTATGATGAAGAGCGTTATGTTCTTATCAATAGTCAAGGTGGATTTGAAATCCTAACTGCGGATAAATTCAGATACACAAATGGTGGCAGAGAGTTAAGAATTTTTGGTCTTGATGTTACTGGTTCTGGACGTTTAATTGCAACTTTAAGCAAGACTAATGTAACCAATAAAGTTAAAAACTCAATCAAGACAAACTCAATTATTGTCAATAAATCTAAACTTTCTTCATCTGGTATTGGATCAACCACATTAAATGATGGTCTTACCTATGGATCTTATGGTTATGGTCTAAGAGTTCAAGATAGAGAAATTTGCCTTCTTGAACCAGACGTAATTAAGGTTTATGGTGTATTTGAAGCAAATGATACTGGGGTTGCAAATCTTCCATCAATTTCCCTGTTCAATCTAAATGGACCAACAGGTAAAACTGAAGACTTTGTTATTGGTGAAGAAATTATTGGTCAAACTAGTGGTGCAATTGGTCTTTTTATTGAGAGACCGAATTCTGCTTCTGCAAGCATCGTATATCTGAATGACTTGCGTTTTGAAATCGGAGAATCTGTTCTTACAGAAACTACAGGTATTACGGGTACAATTAACGACTTTGATGAGGGTGATGAGAACATTCTTAATCGCTTCACCTTAGATTCTGGTCATAGAGATACTATTGTAGATTACTCTCGACTGATTAGAAAACCAAGTGCTAAAGCACCAAGAAGACAACTGAGAATTATTTTTGAATCTGCGGAATATACTGATTCTACTGAAGGAGATCTGACAACAGTATCTTCTTATGATCAATTTGATTATTGTGATCTTCCAATTCTCAGAGATGATACAAGATTAACCGATGTTATTGATATTAGACCAAGAGTAAGGCAGTTTGATTCTAATTCAAGTTCTGTATCTCCTTTTGAGTTCAATTCAAGATCTTTTGAAGATGGAACAAACTCTGCTAAAAATATTCTTGCTTCTGATGAGTCCATTCTCATAACTTATGGTCACTATCTTCCTAGAATTGATAAACTGTACTTTAATCCAGACGGAGGATTCCAACTGCTGAAGGGTGTTCCTAGTGAGTCTCCCCTTCCCCCACTTCCAATTGAAAATGCTCTGGAAGTGGCAACAATGGAACTTCCACCATATATCTGTAATGCAGAGAATGTAAGCATTTCTTTGAAGTCTCACAAGAGATACAGAATGCAAGACATTGCACTTCTGGAAGACAGAATTAAAAATCTTGAATATTATACTGCTTTGTCTCTGCTCGAAGCAAAGACCGAAGCATTAATCATTCCAGATGAAAGTGGTCTGACTAGATTCAAGTCTGGTATTTTTGTTGACAATTTTACAACTACCAGGAATCAACTCAAAGCTGGTAATATTACCAACTCTATTGACCCAATTAATACTGAACTGAGACCTTCTCACTTCACAACTGAAGTTGATATGTTAATTGGTTCTAGATCTCTAATTGGCATTGGAACCACAGCAAATCCAAATGTAAGTCCTGCATTTGTAACCGACATTGTGGGTTCTAACTATAGAAGAACTGGACAGGTAATTACTATTAACTATGTTGATAGTCTTGAAATTCAAAACCCATTTGCAACGAGAATTGAGAATGTAACTCCATATCTGGTTACAACTTATACTGGTAATATTGAACTCTTCCCAACCTCAGATATCTGGATTGACCAGGTAAGATTGGCACCACAGAGAATCAATGTAGATGACTACACTCAAACAAGATTACAACTTGAGTTTGCTGGTTATGATGCACAATCAGGTCTTGGACCTGTACGTTGGGGTGCTTGGGCAGCAACATGGACTGGATCTTCTTCTACATCCACAAGCAATAGAGTTCAAACGGGTAGCAGACAAACTCAAAGTGGTAGAACAATTACCACCACCAATACCTTTAGAACAACAACTACTACAACTACTACTAGAACTGGTACTGAAAACAGAACTGGTGAAAGACTTAGAGTTTCTGAACAGACTGAGGTTATCAATGAAGGTGATAGAGTTGTAAGTTCTGATGTGATCGCATTTATGAGATCACGTAACATTGAATTTACAGGTAGAAAGTTTAAACCAAGAACTAGAGTTTATGGATTCTTTGATGGTACTAATGTAAACAACTTCATTGTTCCAAAACTACTTGAAATTAGAATGATTAGTGGATCATTCTCTGTTGGTGAGACTGTAACTGGTACAATGCCAACCAGTGCAACTCCTACTGTTGGAAATAGTACTCCAACTATTTCATTCAGAGTTGCTCAGTCCAATCACAAATATGGACCAATTAATGCACCTACCGATGTATATACACTCAGTCCATATGACGAGAACTATACAATTCCTCAGAGCTATTCAAGTTCTTCCATCATTCTTAATGTAGACACCAGAACTCTCTCTGAGAGCAATCAGTCGCGTTATAGTGGTTGGGTTAGAACTGGTATGCGCCTTAGAGGTGCTAATGGTGAAGCAGAAGTTGTTGATGTTAAATTAGTAACCGATAGAATTGGAACTGTAATTGGCACATTCTTCATTCCAAATCCAAATAATCCAACAAACCCAACCTTTGAGGTAGGTACAAAGGTATTCAGACTTACCAGTAGTTCTGTTAATAGTAATCTTGGTGGTCTTACCACTACAAGTGGAGAAGAAGCATACTTTGCTTCGGGTACTCTTAACAATGTTCAGGAGACTATTAGATCTACTAGAAAACCAAGATTTGAGAGAGTAGCAGCATCCGAATCAAGACCTGCAACTGATGTACAGGTAACAACTGCAGTAACTAGCAGTACTCAGACTAGTGTTAGAGTCTTGCCACCTCCTCCTCCACCGCCACCACCACCGCCACCACCACCAAGGCCAAGACCTTCGGCACCGAGACCTAATCCTCCAAGGCCACGTCCTGCGCCACCACCACGTCCTCCAAGACCTCCAAGACCCCCTCGTCCACCTCGTCCGCCACGTCCACCGAGACCACCGCGTAGAAGAGGTAAAGACCCCTTGGCACAATCATTCTCGATTGTTGATGATCCAGGAGCATTTGTAACTGAGGTTGAAGTATTCTTCAGAACGAAGGATCCACTTCTACCTGTCACAGTACAATTGAGACCAATGGTCAATGGATATCCTTCTAATGAAGTTTACCCATTTGGTGAAGTAATTCTTGAATCTGACGACGTTGAAGAATCCTTTGATGCAACAGTTCCTACAACTATTGTATTCCCAGCACCAGTTTATCTGAATGGTAATACAGAGCATTGTGTTGTTCTTCTGTCTCAGTCCAACGAGTACACCGTTTGGATCTCCAGAATGGGTGAAGTTGATGTAAGCACACTGCTGCAAGCAGAGTCTAGACAAGTTCTTGTATCTGCACAACCACACCTCGGTTCTCTGTTCAAATCTCAGAATGGTTCTACTTGGAACGCTTCTCAGTATGAAGACCTTAAGATGAATCTTTATACTGCAGGATTTGATGAGAGTGCTACTGTCTCCTTCTTTAATCCAGAACTTGACAGGGGTAATCAGCAAATTGCAAACCTTCCCAAGGATGCTCTTGAATTTGAATCTAAGCGTGTAATCGTTACTGCCAATGATATTATTGATACATCAAACTTTGTAATTGGTAACACTATTGTTCAAAAGGATGCAAATGTAAGTGGTGACTATGTTGGTGCTGGTGGATCTGCCACAGGAGCTCTGACAATTGTCAATGCTGGTATTGGTTACACTCCATCTGATGGAAATCAATTCACCTTTACTAACGTACCTCTAATTACATTCAGTGGTAATGGTAGAAATGCTACTGCCGATATCACAATCGGTGCTCAAGGTGCTACAAATGGTGTCGCTATTGCTGCAACTATCAATACTGGTGGATCTGGTTATCAGGTTGGTGATGTATTCACAGTTGGTAGCTTCGGCAATGATCAGTTAGGAAGAAATCTTCAACTGTCTCTTGGTAATGTAACTGGTATCAATGAACTGATAATTGATAACGTTCAAGGTGAATTTGAAACTAACGTTGCTAAACCACTGCAGTATATTAGTCCAAGCACAGGAATCACAACAATGGTTGCTGTTGCTGGTGGTGACATTAATGTCAGTGATTTTGAGCTTGCAACTCTTGCAGAAGATGGATTGCACATCAAGGTTAATCATAAGAACCATGGTATGCACTCTACCCTGAATACCGTAAATATTAAAGGTGTTAAGGGTGATCTTAAGGCAACAACTCTTACTGCTGAGTATACAAACTCAGACTCTGGATCAATTAGTATTGCAAGTACTATTGGTTTTGAGACATTTGAGAACGTATCCGTTGCTTCTACTAACCCTGGTTATGTAATACTTGATGATGAAATTATCTCTTACACTGGTGTTGGGGCAGGACAACTGACTGGAATCACCAGAGGTGTTGATAATACGAGAACCTTCACGTATCCATTGAAGACTTCTATTCAAAAGTATGAAAATAATGGTATCTCTCTAAGAAGAATCAATACCAACCATACTTTACAAGATGCTCTTGTAAATAGACCGATTACTCTTGATTCCTACTATATTAGAATTAATACTGCTATCAATGGTGTTAATAGAAATAGTGGTTCTGGACTTTCTAAACTCTATATCAATAGTGCCAAATCTAGTGGTGGTGAACTGATGTTTGCTACACAGAACATTCAATATGAAGCAGTTAGACCTATTGTCCAAACAATGACTCTGCCAGGAACAGCAATTTCTGCAGAACTTAAGGGAATTACTGCAACTAGTGTTGATGGTAATGAGATTTCGTTTGAGGAGACTCAAAAAACTACAATCAATCTTGATGAGGATACTTATCTGACCGAACCTAGAATGATTGCTTCTAGAGTTAATGAACTCGCACAACTTGATAATCTCCCTGGCAATAAGTCCATGGAACTGACATTTACATTGTCTACAGCAAATAGCAATGTATCTCCAGTTATTGACCTTGACCGAGTTGGTATGGTTCTTATCTCTAACAGAGTAAATGCTCCAATTACGGACTATAAGAACGACTCTAGAACTGCGTCCCTTAATGAAGATCCAACTGCGTTTATCTACGCAAATAAACCAGTAGAACTGGAAAATCCAGGAACTTCTATCAAGGTTCTTCTTGCAGGTTATGTCAACAGTTACAATGACATTAGAGCTTTCTACTCGATTAGTAACTCTCCAGAACTTGAACCACTTTATTATCCATTCCCTGGATATGATAACCTTGACACAAATGGTAAGATTCTGGACTTTGCTGAGAGTAGTGGTCTCCCTAACAAGAGAGTTCCTAAGACAGATGTACTTGCATCTGAGAGTCAAAATCTGATTTACAAAGATTATGAATTTAGTATTGATAATCTGCCAGAGTTTAAATACTTTAGTATTAAACTTGTAGGAACCTCTACAAATCAGGCATATCCACCAAGAATCAGAGACCTCAGAGTTATCGCACTTGCATAATATGGACAATAGGTATCTTAAAGTTGAGGGTCATAGTTTTCTGGTCAGAGATTCACACTCAAACGCGATTGTGAATCGAGACCAGAAAGGTTATGACACATATAAAAATCTTAAAAGAGCGAAGAGTAAGGAAAAAGAGAGACTTGATAAATTAGAAAATGATGTCAGTGAAATCAAGGATCTCTTAATTCAATTAATAAACAAGGACAAGTAAATGGCAACTCCAGCAAGCAGACAAGGACTGATTGACTACGCAAAGAGGCAACTAGGTGCTCCTGTGCTGGAGATCAATGTTGCCGATGAGCAAATCGATGATATCATCGATGATTCTCTACAATTCTTTTATGAGAGACATTTTGATGGCGTTGTTCAAACGTTTTTGAAGTATGAAGTAACTCAAGCAGATATTGATAGAGCAAGAGCACAGGTAGGTGGAGTTGGTATTGCATCAACTCAAGCAACTGGAACTGTAGGCGGAACACCAACTACATTTAATTTTTATGAGACTGAGAATTTTATTCCTGTCCCACCTCAAATTATTGGTATTACTAAAGTGTTCCATTTTGAGGGATCTAGCAGTCTCTCCAGCGGAATGTTTAATATCAAATACCAGTTGTTCTTGAATGATCTTTACCACTTTAGTTCCATTGAACTCTTAACATATTCTATGGTTAAGAGACAATTGTCCGATATTGACTTTTTACTTACAACACAAAAACAAATACGATTTAATCAAAGACAAGATAGACTTTACATGGACATGGACTGGTCGTCCCTTGATCCTGGAGATATCTTAGTCATTGATTGTTATAGACTTCTTGATCCAAATGATTCTCCTGGAGTGTGGAATGATTCTTTCCTCAAGAAGTATACTACTGCTGCTCTCAAGAAGCAGTGGGGTCAGAACTTAATTAAATTCCAAGGAGTAAGACTTCCTGGTGGAACAGAATTAAATGGCAGACAAATTTACGACGATGGTGTGAGTGAGTTGAATGCTTTGATGGACAAAATGTCTTCTACATACGAACTTCCACCATTAGACATGATCGGTTAATAATATGGCGTTAAATCCATTCTTTCTCCATGGTTCTTCTGGGGAACAAAATTTAGTCCAGGATTTGGTAAACGAACAACTTAAGATGTTCGGAGTGGAGGTCTATTATCTCCCAAGAATTTACCAGAATGAAAAAACTGTTATGGAGGAAGTGTCTCGGTCTGAGTTTACCGCAGCAATTCCTCTTGAGGCATATGTAGATACATATGATGGATTTAGTGGTGCTGGAACTTTACTGTCTAAATTTGGTGTTCAAGAAGTTGATGATTTAACAATTATCATATCAAAAGAGAGGTATGAATCTGTTGTTCAACAACAAGCAGCAGTAATTGATAAGACTAAATTAACTTCTAGACCAAAAGAAGGAGATTTAATTTACTTCCCCCTTGGTGATAGACTATTTGAGATTAAGTATGTCGAGCATGAAAAACCATTCTGGCAATTACAAAAGAATTATGTTTATGAGCTGAGATTAGAACTCTTTGCATACAATGACGAAGAGATTGATACTGGAATCTCTGAAATTGATGATAATACTCAAGATGCGGGTTACATTCAAACCTTTAATATGGTTGGTATTGGATCTACCGCAACTGCAATTACATCCCTGAGAGATGGTGGTGTAAGAAGAATTATTGTAAGCAGAAGAGG